CAATAATTCTGCTTATTTGACGTTTAGTTTCGCAGACAATGCGACCTATGAAGGCACCGAAACTTTTATACTTAATATACGTACAGGCAGCTCATCAGGGCCCATAGTAGCTACAGCTACCACTGTTAATGTGTCAGATGCTGCTCCCACGTATTCAGTAAGTCCTAGCAGTACCAGCATAACCGAAGGTACAACGGTAACCTGGACTATAACTACTACCAATGTAGCCAATGGTACAACTTTATACTGGACCAATTCAGGCACTACAGTAGCTAGTGATTTTTCTGCTGGCGTAAACTCGGGTAGTTTCACTATAAACAATAATTCGGGGTCTTTTAGTTTAACACCAATAACTACAGATACACTGGAAGGCACTGAGACTATTTTTATAGAGATACGCACGGGTTCCACTGGTGGACCCATAGTCGCTCAGTCGTTAAATGTCAACGTAGCTGATGCAGCTGCTAGTTATTCTATAAGTCCCAGTGCTGGCAGTGTCAACGAAGGCAGCACTATAACCTGGACAGTAACTGCATATAATGCACCAACTACTCTATACTGGACCAATAGCGGCACTACGGTTGGCGCTGACTTCACTGATTCAGCTAACTCTGGAAGCTTTAGTCTAAGTGGAACTTCGGGCAGTATAAGCAGAACCCTAACCAACGATGTCACAACCGAAGGTTCAGAAACCATTATCATGGAAGTCCGTACTGGTTCTACAGCAGGACCCATAGTAGCCACTTCATCTACAGTAACAGTCAATGATACCAGCGCATTGTCAGCCAGCGTAAGTCCCAGTACAAACAATGTCAATGAAGGCAGCTCCGTAACCTGGACTGTATCAACCTCGGGGTATGCCAACGGTACCTATTATTGGACTAATGGTGGTACAACAGCTGCAGCTGACTTTAGCATAGCTGCTAACTCAGGCAGTTTTACACTAACATCTGGATCAGGGTCCATAAGTCTCACCCTAAACAATGACCTAAGTTCGGGCGAAGGTTCAGAAACCATTATCATGCAGATTCGTACTGGTTCTACAGCTGGTCCTATCATAGCCACATCGTCAACAGTCACTGTTAATGACACGTCTTTTTTGCCACCACCGGTAACTGTTAGCTTTTGGATGACCGGGGCCGGTGGCGATTCGAATGACGGCGGAGTAGTCTCTGGAGGTGGTACATCGGGCCCGAAATCAGGCACAGCTACTCTGAACTGGCAACAGACCTGGTCATTCCAGACAGGCCAAATTGGCCCTCCCCAAGGAGCTAGCGGCTTTAAACTCCCTACTCATGGATGCCCCTCTTTTAACCCCAGTACAATCGCAGGTGGTGGTGGTGGTGGAAATTCACCCTCTTTCACGAACGGGCCTCATTGTTACGGTAGTGGTGGTCAAAGGATTACTATTTCACCACCGTTTGCTATTCAGATCCAACCCTATGCAGGTGGTACTAGTACATGTGGTGGTGCTGCAGGGGGAGCTGGATTGATGGTCTGGTGTGGTACCAGGACGCCTCAAAACACAACTGGTAATGCACCCAACCTCGCAAGAGGCAGTGCTGGTGGTGGTGCCGGTCATGCCAATTTTGCCTGGAGTGGTGGTGGCAGTGCCTATCAGACCATAGGCAATCCTGCTCCGCCTTTTGGTGATAGAACTCATGGCGGCGGAGGTGGGGGTAGTCCCGGTGATGGATGGGCCAGATTGTCCGGTGATATGGGTGCTGGCGGTGGCAGAGGTGGCATAGGCGGTGGTGGTGGATACCCAGGCGGCACTGGATCTGGCGGTAATGGTTCCTACGTTACTATACCGGCTCTGGGTGGTATTGAATTTAGCGTGGGCTCAGAAGCATCAGGGTTTGGTTCTGGATCAGGATCTGGTCTCACTCCAACTCCTCCAACAATTAAAGGCCCCCGAAATAAAGGAGGAGCTGGTTATATAGAAATATCGAAACCAGCTAAAGTTGCTTTAACATCTGGTTCTCACATAGCACATCCTTCTGGTAGGTTTTATGCCTGTAATGGTGCTGGTGGCACATTAACCTATTGTATACCCTAAAATGATACCCTACGAATTAATTCAAGAAAATCTTAAAGTATTTGTGACAACAAGTCCTATACCAGGATCAACAAATGATTTTGCCATGCAACGAAGATTTGTTGGATATGATTCTGATTTTGTCATTAGGCTAGCATTTCATCTTACACGAAATGACATACTTGGTCCTGACGGCATAGAAGATGAAAACATAGGCATACAGTTAGCGAATAAAGCATTTCCATATCTGACTTTTGTTGGTGTTGGTGCTATTGTAGGTTTCTACAGATATGCTGGTGATATTGGGTGTATTTACAATCCTGAAACCGATGAATGCGAATTGCCTGATATGCCACCCAACACCTATTTCGATACAACACTTAACATGGTTTTGCCCATAGAACCCTATCCCATAACCAACTATAGATCAGTCTGGCGTCCCTACAGAGCAGACTGGCAAATCATAGACCACGAATAATGTCCAGATACCTAGACCTTACCCTAGACCAGGGTGCTACCTTTACACAGAAGGTAAACTACATAGACAGTAACAAGGCTAACATTAGTCTGGTAGGCTATGATGTTAGAGCTCAAATGCGTCGCAGTTATTATTCTGCCAATGCTACTGCTATAAATGCTACAGTATCTAGCGATACCAACGGTGAAGTTACCATTAGTCTAGCAGCCAATGCCACAGCTAATTTAAAGGCTGGCCGCTGGCTGTATGACATTGAAGCAAATACTGCTAATAATGCCACGGTGGTTAGAATCCGCGAAGGTGTAATTACTGTCATGCCCGAAGTAACCCGATAAATATTCCAAAAGGTAAAAATGGCTACAGTAACCAACAGAGAACAATTATCTGATTATTGCCTAAGACGATTGGGTCATCCGGTCATAGAAATCAACATAGACGATGATCAGCTAGAGGATCGTATCGACGATGCCTTTCAGTTCTATCGTGAATATCATTACGATGCCATAGAAAAAGTTTACTTGAAGCATGAAATGACAGCCAACAACATAGCCGATGGCTATGTTACACTGAGCGATGCTGTGGTTGGCGTAGAAAGAATTTTGCCGTTCAGTAGCAAGACCACCAGTGGCATGAACATATTTGACATTCGCTATCAGATATTAATTAACGATCTGTACAGCATCATGAGTACGGATCTGATCTATTATCAGCAGGTCAAAGGTCAGCTGGAGCTAATTCAGCAGGTACTGGTGGGCACTAAGCCTGTAAGATTCAATCGCCACATGAATCGCTGCTACATAGATCTTAGCTGGAGTTCTGATGTCAAGGCCGGTGAGTTTTTGGTGTTCGAATGCTGGCGCATCCTAGATCCTAACACCTATAACGATGTATATAATGATATGTGGCTCAAAAGATACGCTACTGCTTTGATCAAAAGACAATGGGGAGACAACCTTAAAAAGTTCGGTGGCATGCAACTTCCGGGCGGTGTAACACTTAATGGGCAAATAATCTTTGACGAAGCTTTAGCAGAGATTGAAAAGATAGAACAGGAGATTCGAAACACCTTTGAATTACCTGTGGATTTCTTTACTGGCTAATCCTTATTCACCACAGTAGTATTATAGAAGAATCCTAAACAGGTGTCGATGATCAATGCCAACTAATCCGTATTTTCAAAGCGGTATACCCATGGGCCGACGCTCAGAACAGGTCCTGTATGAGGATCTGATCATTGAGTGTCTAAAGATCTATGGACACGACGTTTTTTATGTACCCAGGAAAAAATTTAATCAGGACATAATCTTAAACGAAGATGCCCTGCAAACCTATGAGCATGCCTATCCAGTTGAAATGTACATGGAGAACGTACAGGGATTCGAAGGCGAAGGACAACTACTAACTAAATTTGGTATAGAGCTAAGAGATACAGCTACATTTGTGGTTAGTCGTAGACGCTGGCAACAGCTCATAGGATCCCATGGACAGACCCTATTGCCCCGACCAGCCGAAGGCGACATTATCTTTTTTCCGCTAACACATAGCATATTCGAAATACGTAAGGTAACTGGTAACCAGCCCTTTTATCAGGCCGGTGCCCTGTATGTGTATAAATTAGATTGCGAATTAGCACAATACAGTCTAGAAAGATTCGATACTGGTGTAGACGAAGTAGACAAGCTACCAGACATCATAGTAGATTCCATGACCACTGGTGCTTTTGAATTTGCACTAGAAAATAATGACACCATGGTGCTGGAAAATGATGATCCTTTGGTTTTAGAAAGTTATACAGTCGATAGTTATACCCTAGACAACGAAACACATGTAGAAGCACAGAATGCTAAATTCGATGTTGAAATCGAAGACATTCTGGACTTTACCGAAAAGAATCCATTTGGTGAGGTGTATCGTGCTTAATCAGACCTTCTACTGGGGTACAACTCGCAAAGCCATCATAGCATTCGGCAACATATTCAATAACATTTTTATTGAACGACGTAACGCTGCTGGAACAGTCGTACAAAGATTCAAAGTTCCCTTGGCTTATGCACCACGCCAGAAAATGATAGCTCGTATTGAGCAACAGCCTAATCTTGATGACGAACGAGTCCAGGTTATTTTGCCTAGGATGAGTTTTGAAATCATGGGACTACAGTATGACCCTGCTCGTAAGATCAGTCCCATACAAAGTAATCGAGCCATACTAAGCAATGATCCCAACAAACTTCAGGCTCAGTATGCACCTACGCCCTATAACATAAGCATGAATTTATATGTCTATGTTAAGAATCAGGATGATGGTCTGCAAATAGTCGAACAAATACTACCATACTTTAATCCCGATTACAATCTAAGTCTTAAAGCCATACCACAGTTAAATATACAAAACGATCTGCCCATTATACTGGACAGTGTTACATATCAAGACGAATATGAGGGCGACTTTGCGGTTAGACGAGCCATTGTCTGGACTCTGGCATATACACTCAAGATCAACTATTATGGGCCTGTCCAGAAGACCGGCATCATTAGAAAAGTTAATGTTGATCTGTTTAACAACGTGGAATTAACACAGAATCTAAGTAGCTATACAGCAGTAGTTACACCCAGTACCGCAGTACCTACTGATGATTTTGATTTTACCGAAACCTTTACAGACTTTGAATGAAAAATATTAAAGAATTGGATACGCTGTTTAATACAGCTCCCATGGACAATGCCGAGATACTGTTGCCTGAAGTTACGCCTGGCCTGACCAATGATCAGCAGGATGATTATGATTTAGCCAGGTCAACTCTACGCAGTGTTATAATCAAGGGTCAGACCACGCTCGACGATCTGGTCGAACTAAGCAGAAATTCTGAACACCCCAGAGGATACGAAGTGGCCGGTCAGCTCATGAAAACACTAAGCGATACAGCCAAAGATTTGCTAGAGCTGCAGAAACGAGCCAAGGATCTTAAATCTCCGGAAACAACTGCCAAAGGTTCCAGCATAGGCACACAAAACAATGTTGTGTTTGCTGGTTCTACAGCAGAACTCATGAAGATGCTTAAAAACAATACATGAGTACCGAAGTATCCTACATGGGCAATTCCAGCCTTAAACCGGTTGGACATGTCATAGATTATACCGTAGAACAAGTTAAAGAGCTCATAAAGTGTAGTACAGATCCCATATACTTTATTCAGAACTATTGTTACATAGTGACCCTAGACCATGGTCTTCAGTTATTTAAACTCTATGATGTTCAGAAGAAAAAAGTAGATACCATTTTAAATAACCGCAAGGTTATACTCATGGAAGGTCGCCAACAGGGCAAGAGTATAACTGCTGCGGCCTGCATACTTTGGTATACTCTATTTCAGGAAAGCAAAACTGTTGCTATACTGGCCAACAAGAAAGACGCTGCACGTGAAGTACTGTATCGCTATCAGATCATGTATGAAAATCTTCCGCTATGGATGCAGCAGGGTGTTAAGACCTGGAACAAAGGCGACGTTGAACTAGAAAATGGATCTCGAGTATTTACAGCTGCTACTGTAGCCAGCGGTATTCGAGGCAAGTCCGTTAACTGGTTGTACATAGACGAAGCTGCTATCATACCCAACACTGTAGCCGAAGAATTTTTTACCTCAGTCTATCCTACGATTAGTGCTGGTGAAACTACTAAAATTCTGCTGACCAGTACACCCCTGGGCTACAATCATTTCTGGAAATTCTGGAACGAAGCCGAACAGGGTGTCAATGGATTTGTACCCATGTTTATTCCTTATTGGGAAATACCTGGTCGTACCGACAAATGGGCAGCCGAACAAAAAGCATTACTGGGCGAGCTCAGATACAATCAGGAAGTGTTATGCAAGTTCCTGGGCTCCAGTGCTACATTAATCAGTGGCGATGTCATAGGCCGATTAAGTCCAAAACGTCCTATATTTTCTAATGATGGGCTAGATGTTTACGAAGAGCCAATCAGGGCCAGTCGTGACGGTGATAGCATAGTAGGTAAATCGCATAGTTATGTAATAGTAGCCGATACTAGTCGTGGTGTTGATGGCGATTATAGCGCTTTCGTAGTCGTAGAT